CTACACAAAAGTTAAGCCGTAGAGGAGTACTGTCTGATAGGGAAAAGAAAAGGTACCAGAGTTATCTTCAAGATGGCATATATCCTAAAGATTTAAGTAAATTAAAAGGTGCAGTATCTGAAAAAGAATTATCTCGCCTGCAAAATTTAGCTGATAAAAAATCTAAAGGTGGAGTAACAAAAGCTAAGTACGGCAAGATGATGAAAGCTTCAGAAGGTTCTATGACATCTTCAGAAGGTCCTACTAACAAAGTTAGAGGTACAGGAATAGCTGTCAGAGGAACTAACTTCAAAGGAGTATTTTAATTATGGCTAAAAAAAAGAAATCAATTTTAAAAGAAATAAAAGATTTTTACACCAATGCAGAAGGAAAAAAAAATCGATCTTACTTTGATTCACCTATGGATCATCCAGATGTGGATTCGATAAAAGAAATTAATGAAGAGAAGGATAAAATTAAATATCCTGATAAAGAAATTAGGTTTAAAAATGACACAGGAGTAGATGGACCTAAAATGGATAAAGAAAGAGAAAGAGCAAAAAGGTTTGTAGACTCGATGCAAGGAATGATGGCTAGAAAAAGAACTGCAAAAGAAGGTTCTTTTAAAACTGGTGGCTCTATTAAAATCAAAGGTAATGGAATTGCTAAAAGAGGCAACAACTTCAAAGGAATATTTTAATTATGGCAATTACTAAAGAACAACAAGAGTATATGGAAAATTTATTGAAACCAGGAGAAGAGCCAGGTGAAGGTTACGAAGGCTCTCCTGATATGTACCCTGATTACGAAGAAGATAAAAAGGATTTAAAAAAAGGACGAAAGCCTAAGCATATGGGATCCATGATGGGTGGTTCGGTAAACAAGTACAAGTCAGGTTCTTACATTACTGTTAAGACCAAATTAGGAAGAAACAAAAAAACTAAAATTTGTTAAGCTTGCAAATTGTAGTACTTTTGATAAGGAATCATAATGGCAGTTGAAAAAGACAATCAGGAACTTTCAGTAGAGGAATTAGTACAACAACAAGATTCCCCTGACGTTGATCCCTCGGCCGTGGTAGAAGAAATAGATATCGTGGAAGAAGGAGCAGAGACCACGGATCAGGAACCTGAACCAGAATTCAACTTCGCAGAAAACATTGCAGATCGTTTAGATGAAAGAGAATTAAAAAACTTAGCTAACGATTTAATAGACGACTACAAAAATGATTTAGGGTCAAGGAAAGAATGGGAAGACACCATCACCAAAGGTTTAGATTTACTCGGCATACAATACAATCCATTGAACAGACCATTTAAAGGTGCGAGCGGTGTTACTCATCCTATGCTTAATGAAGCATGCGTTCAGTTTCAAGCACAAGCTTATAAAGAGCTCCTACCCGCAGATGGTCCTGTTCGTACTCAGATTGTAGGCTCTCCGAACGCAGAGAAAGAATTACAGTCTACCCGTGTTAAAGATTACATGAATTATTTAATCATGGATAAGATGGAAGAATATACCACCGATGTAGATCAAATGTTGTATTACTTACCTCTAACAGGATCCACGTTTAAAAAAGTATATTATGATGAATTATTAGAACGACCTGTTTCTAAATATATTCATCCAAGAGATTTAGTCGTTCCGTATTATGCTACTAGTTTAGCCGAGTGCGAAAGAATTTCTCAAGTTATGAAAATGACAGAGAATGATATTCTTAAAAAAATGGAAATTGGTGTGTACTCTAAAATAGATCTACAAGAACCTACCATGGAGCAAAATTCTACTCAAGAAAAAATCAATAAGATTGAAGGAATTACTCCTACCTATAATGAACTACTGTATAATGTATTAGAAGTTCATGTGGACTTAGATTTAGAAGAATATACTTCCCAAGAAATGAACAAAGAAACGAATATTAAAGTTCCTTACATTGTAACGGTAGTAGAGAACACAGGACAAATTTTATCTATCTATAGAAACTACCGAGCCGATGATCCTAAGTACAATCGTATTGAATACTTTGTTCACTTTAAGTTTTTACCAGGATTAGGTTTCTATGGCTTTGGTTTACTACACATGATTGGTGGTTTAACTAGAACGGCCACCGAAGCATTAAGACAATTACTGGACGCTGGTACGTTGTCCAATCTTCCTGCTGGATTTAAGTCTAGAGGAATGAAAGTACGAGACGATGACCAACCTATTCAACCAGGAGAGTTCAGAGATGTAGATGCACCAGGCGGAAATATCAAAGATCAGTTCCAAATGTTGCCTTTCAAAGAACCTTCCCAAACTTTATTTGCTTTATTAAACTTTGTTGTGACTGCTGGTCAGAGATTTGCGGCTATTGCAGACATTCAAGTAGGAGATGGTAATCAACAAGCAGCTGTGGGAACTACCGTTGCTCTTATGGAACGTGGTTCTAGAGTGATGAGTGCTATTCATAAGCGTTGTTACTACGCAATGAAACAAGAATTTAAAATTTTAGCTAGAATTTGTAATGAATCTCTACCTGAAGAGTATCCTTATGATGTATATGGAGCAGAAAGAAACATTAAATCAGCAGATTTCGATGATCGTATTGATGTTTTGCCGATGGCAGACCCTAATTTATGGTCAATGACGCAAAGAGTGACATTAGCACAGACACAACTACAAATTGCTCAGTCTGCACCTAATTTACATAACGTATATGAAGCCTATAGACGTGTATATGAGAGTTTAGGAACTAAAAATATTGATATGATCCTAGTTCCACCGAAACAACCAGCTCCTATAGACCCTGCGAGAGAAAATGCAGAATCTTTAAAGGTACAGTTGTTACAAGCATTCCCTCAACAAGACCATGAGGCACATATTCAAGCTCATTCTATCTTTATGCAATCTAGAATGGTTCAAATTAATCCTCAGGTGTATGCTTTACTACAGTCTCACATCTCAGAGCACATTAGTTTAAAAGCTACCGCTGAAGTTACAGCAATGGTTCAACAAGATCCTAGAATGATGCAAATGGCTCAACAAAATCCAGAAGCTATGCAAGCACAAGTAGATATGTTGATCGCTAAAAAGATAGTAGAGATTACGTCTAGCTTACAGCAAATGGAATCACAAGTTAATAATGCTCAACAAGATCCTTTAATTCAATTGAAGCAACAAGAAATAGATTTGAGAGCTCTAGACTTACAACGTAAAACTCAAGAAGCTCAAATGAGAGAGCAAGGACAGATGGATCGACAGGAAGCGGATCTAGCTTTAGGTATGGAGAAGTTAAAATCTCAAGAAGATTCACAACAAGATCGATTAGGTATTGCTAAAGAAAAATTAAATCTACAAGCACAAAAAATAAATCAAACCAAAGGAAAATAATGTCTACTACTAAACCAGGTCTCTACGCTAATATTAAAGCTAAAAAAGATAGAATCGCTGCAGGCTCAGGTGAAACAATGAAGAAAAAGGGAGACAAAGGAAGACCTACGTCAGCTCAGTTTGCCAAAGCAGCTAAGACTGCTAAAAAACCTAAAACAAAAAATGTCTCAAAAAAATCAAAAGCATAGAGAAGGACTTAGCGGAGGAGTACGATTTGGAGTTCCTCCTAAAAGAGGACCTAACCCCCAAGGTATTAACGTACCTTTACGAAAGGTGCTATACTTAAACAATGGCAAAAAGAAAAATAAAATCAGCTAAGAAGACTTTAGAGGACAAAGCTCCTAAAGGTGAGTTCCTTGCTTACATTAACAAAAAAGAAGCTAAGCTTTTAAAAAAATTAGGTGGCTCAGGAAAAAAGATAAATGGTATACCGAGCTTCACTGCCGACACAGGACCTGGTGGAGGAGCTACAGATGTAGGCTCTAGTCACACAGGTGATTCAATAGATAGTAACAGTGGCTTTGATTACGAGACGCAAGCGTATGCTCCTAAAGGAAGTATAACTTCTTTCGGAGATAATTTTTCAGCTAATGTTAGTGCAATGGGACCAGCCATGGTAGTGCCTGGTGCTGGTGTGTATACTGGTATCAAAACGTTAAGTGACACTTCTAAAGGAAGAAAAGCTATGGGTATGAAAAATAAAACTACCCCTACCTCTACTCAGGCTTCAGATGGTTCAGATTCTTCTTTACCTAAAATTAATTCTTTATCTTCTCTATCTATAGATCAACCATCTACTTTTAAAAAAATCAATTTTATACGAGCGAAAACAGGAACTTCCGTTTCTACTCGTGGTACTAAATCTATCCAAGTTCAAGGTCATAAAAAAATTAAACTTTATTAAAGTGAATTTTTCTCTTTTTAGCAAAAAACAAAAATTATCATTTCTTGCTGGAGTATTTGAAGGAGAAGGTAGCTTTGGATATTGGAAAAGTGGGTCTAATCGAAAACGAATAGAACTTTCTGTATCTATGACCGATTTAGATGTTATAGAAAGATTTCAAGTTTTTTTTAATGCTGGTAGTTCTAGAAAAATAAAATTAAGAGATCACCACAAACAAGCTTGGGCATGGTCAGTAAGTGGACTACATGCTTTACAGGTCTTAGAACAGATGATACCCTTTTTAGGCAAAAGAAGGACGAAAAAATATTATGATATGGTTGAATCTTTTAGGGTCAGCGTTCAAAACGGCGACCACGGTATACGAAAACAAACAAAAAGAAAAACAAGCTATCTCACAGGCAAGATTACTGCACGCAGAGAAAATGTCTCGAGGAGAAATAGAGCTCAAGCATCAAGTATCTGAGTCTCAAAAAGGAGACTGGAAAGATGAATTTATACTTTTAGTCCTATCTTCACCTTTGTTTTTATTGGCCTATTCAGTCTTTGCCGAAGACGAGAAGATAGGTGAAAAATTAGATATCTATTTTGAAAAATTACAGGCTATGCCATGGTGGATTACTGGACTTTGGATTTCAGTGGTAGCAGCTGTATATGGCATAAAAGCAACGGATATTATCAATACTAAGAAAAAATAACTATAGCTTTTTCTTCTGGTATTTGTTAGTACTTTCCTATGATGGATATAGATACAGTTAACCGTTTACGATCCGAAATAAAAAATTTAATTAAGGTCAAATCCGAGCACATCGTGCATGGTGTTGACACTATAGAGAAGCTTCAGTATTCTAGGGGTCAACTCAGTTCTTTAGAAGAACTGCTTCAGGTGATTCAATACCTGCTGAAAAATGAGGATATAGAAGATGACGACCTTAGTGAAACCAGACGGGTCAGCGATAGTTTCGAGTCTTAAAAAAGAAAAAGATTCAACTATACCTACCGATCCAAATGACATATCAGAAATGCTTAGTAAAGTTCCAGAGCCTACTGGCTGGAGAATTTTAGTACGTCCCTACATGCCACCTTCAAAAACAAAAGGTGGAATTCATATATCGGATGAAGCTCAAGAAAGAATGTCTATAGCAACTGTATGTGCTCTCGTAATAAAAATGGGACCTCTTTGTTATCAAGACGAAATTAAATTTCCCACAGGAGCTTGGTGTAAAGAAGGACAGTGGGTAATCTTTGGGAGATACGCTGGATCTAGATTTAAAACAGATCTTGGAGAAGTAAGGATTCTTAATGACGATGAAATTATCGGCACGGTCAGTGATCCACAAAATATCATTCATAACTACTAGGAGAAACTATGCAAGAACAAGTAAATAATAATGAAGTAGATCTTGATACAGATGATGCTCAAGAAACAAGCATTAACTTTGAGACTACCGATACAGACAAAGACAAACATGCTTCTGAGATTAAAAAGGAAGATGTAGATTTAGGATATACAGATATTTCTACTCTAGCTAAAGAAAAAACAGAAGACAAAAAAGAGATAGAGCAAGAAACTAAAAAAGAACAACCTGAAGTTGATCTTATTCAAGAAACGGAAACTAAAAAAGAAGATTCTAAGGATAATCTTTCTAAAGTTTCTGAGAATGCTCAAAAAAGAATTAAAGAACTAACTTTTAAATACAGAGAGTCAGAAAGAAGAGAAAAAGCTGCACTTGAGTATGCTAAAGGTCTTCAAAAAAAATATTCTGATGTTTCTGAGAAGTATGAGACTAGCGATACGGAATACTTAAAACAGTATGACGCTAGAATTGACGCTGAGAGAGATAAAGTAAGAAGACAGTTAAAAGATGCGTTAGATGTTCAGGATACCGATCAAGTAATGGAGGCTAATGATAGTTTAACTAGATTAGCTGTAGAAAAAGAGAAAGTAAGAATTTCTTTATCGGAAAAAGAAAAGAGACAAAAAGAAATAGAGTCTCAACCTAAAGAACAAGTATCTACCGAGCAAGCAATCACTCAAAATACTGCTCCTATAAGCCCTAGAGCAAGAACTTGGGCTCAAGACAATAGTTGGTTTGGTCAAGATAGAGTATTGACCTCTGCTGCTATGGGTCTGCATGATGAGCTTTTAGGTCAAGGGTTTGACGCAGAGAGTGATGACTACTATAATGAAATTAATAAACGAATGAAGGATTATTTTCCTTCTAAGTTTGCTAATGCTGAAGAAACTGTCCGTGAGGAAAGTAGCAACAAGAAGCCCGTCCAATCTGTTGCTGGAGTTTCTAGAAAGCAAGGGGGACGCAGAACCGTGACTCTCACCAAGTCACAGGTGGCTATTGCTAAAAAATTAGGGGTGCCACTAGAGGAATACGCTAAATTCGTGAAGGAGGAAAGATAATATGACTACACTAGACAAGTCTTCACGCAAGTCCGATTCTAGAATTGAGACAACTAGAAAAAAAAGTTGGACTTTACCATCGAGTTTGGATGCACCACCTGCACCACACGGTTATGTTCATAGATGGATAAGAACCGAAGTAGCTGGTTTCCAAGATGCAGGAAATGTATCAAAGAAACTAAGAGAAGGTTATGAATTTGTTAGATCTGATGAATATAAAGATTCAGTCGAAACAAATAAGTATCCTATTATTGCTACAGGACAATATCAGGGGTTCATCGGGATTGGAGGCCTTGTGCTGGCAAGGATACCCGAAGAGATTTTAAAACAGCGTAATGAGTATTTTTCAAAAATTACTCAGGACCAAATGACAGCTGTACAAAATGATCTCATGAAGGAACAGCACCCAGGTATGCCGATCAATATTGATAGGCAGACCAGAGTGACCTTTGGTGGTGGACGTAAACGCTAAAAATTTTTTGGCTATATCTACCAACGTAAGGTCGGCTTTAACTTAACAATAAAATAGGAGTAAAAATAAAATGGCAAACGTAAGTGAAAAGTTCGGTTTAAGACCGTACAGAAAACTAGACGGTACCCCATTGGTTGGAGCTCAGAACAGATACACGATTGCTAGCGGATATGCTACAGCAATTTACCAAGGTGACTTGGTTGTACCTGTAACTGGGGGAAACATTGAAAGAGCAACTGCTAATACTAGTACTGCTGTAGTAGGTGTATTCAACGGAGTATTTTACTCAGATCCTACAACTCAAAAGCCGACTTGGAAAAACTACTATCCTGGCGGAGTCGCAACAAACGATATTACAGCGTTTGTTGTTGATGACCCAGATGCAGTTTTTTTGATGGATGCTGATGCGACTTTCGCAAGAGCGGATCTGTTTCAAAACTACTCAGTAACCACTGGTACTGGAAACACAAAAACAGGAATATCGGAAGTGCAACTTGACGTTAGCGTTTCTGGAACTAACGGAACATTTGTTGTGCAAGCAATTGATATTTCGCAAGATCCAGCAAACTCAGACGTTGCTTCTGCTAACGCTAATATTCTTGTTAGAATCAACAATCACTTCTATAGAAGTGGTACAGGCTTATAATAGGAGAAATAAATAATGGCTATATCACGATCACAGCTAGTTAAAGAACTAGAGCCAGGATTGAATGCACTATTCGGCCTGGAATACAATCGTTACGACAATGAGCATACAGAAATCTTCATGACAGAATCTTCAGACAGAGCGTTTGAAGAAGAAGTTATGCTATCAGGTTTCGCTGGTGCTCCAGTTAAACAAGAAGGTGCGGGCGTTGTGTTCGATCAAGCAAATGAAACTTTCACTGCTAGATACACACACAACACTGTTGCTCTTGCTTTCTCTATAACTGAAGAAGCGATTGAAGATAACTTGTATGACAAACTTGCAGGAAGATACACAAAAGCTTTAGCAAGATCTATGTCACACTCAAAACAAGTCACAGCGGCTTCTGTTTTAAACAATGCACAAATTACTACTGTTACAGGTGGTGACGGAGTGTCTTTGATTAATGCATTGCATCCGTTAGCAACTGGCGGAACGTTTTCAAACGTACTAGCTACTGCAGCTGACTTGAATGAAACATCGCTTGAGCAATCATTGATTGATATTGCTGGTTTTGTAGATGAAAGAGGATTAAAAATTGCTCTTTCAGGCAGAAAAATGATAATTCCAAAAGAATTACAATTTACTGCTGAGAGATTGATGAAATCTCCTCTAAGAACAGGAACAGCTGACAATGACATCAATGCTTTAGCTTCTATGGGAATGGTTCCTGAAGGATACAGAATTAATCACTTCTTAACAGATAGTGATTCTTTTTATATTTTAACGGATGTTCCTAATGGAATGAAGCATTTTGTTAGAAGTCCAATCAAAACTGCTATGGAAGGTGACTTCGATACAGGTAACGTTAGATTTAAAGCTAGAGAAAGATATTCATTTGGATTTTCTGATCCTAGAGCTATCTTTGGTAACGGAAACTTACCAACTAGTTAATCTAAGTTAGATTGATAACAAATTAGGGGCGGAGTTTACTCTGCCCCTTTTTTTATGTATAATATAAAAATCTAGAATATAT